TATCAGGACTGCCAAACTTCATAACAGTTGTTGTAACCTCTTCAGGTGTTGGGGCTGTTCCTAATGCACTCAGCGCATCACGAAGTTTAATCTCCTGTGTTGCTTTATATTCAATAGCGCCAGCCTCTCCGGTAGTCTTCTTGAGTTCAGCTTGCTGCTGCTGTAGCTTCTGAAGAGCCTGACCAGCCTGCATAGCTTCAGCACCATAGCCAGCCTTACGAGCACCTTCTACCATTCCTGTAAGTCCGGCCACCGTAGTTGGGTCATATTGTTGACTCAAGCCACGCAAGAAAGAAGCCTTCTGCATCTCAGGGTCTTGAGCACCCATCAAACCAGCTACTCCAGTACCTAGCTGACTAGCTCCTTTATAAATACCGTAGTTAGCCTGTTCAAAAGGGTCAAGTGAGGCATACTTCAAAGCCTGAGCATCTAGTGCTGCCGCTCGTTGAGCATTCAAGCCCTCTGGTGAGACTCCGAAGAGTCCTTGTACAATTTCAGCCATATTTATTACAGTCCTTTCCTGTTAGGTGCCCACATACCTAAATCATCATAACTTCCTGCATAGGCAGAGCCTTGCCCGGCACTATATCCTTGATCTTGTACAGCAGGAGTATTCCACCAATTTGCCAATCCTCCTGTAAGTGCTTGGTTGCTTCCTAAAGATGTAAGACCTGTTGCATACGGATTATAAGCATCGGCCTTAGCCTGAGAAGCCGCTGCTAGATTACCACCTTGGAACAAAGCATTAGCTGTTGTAGCCCCTGCTGTAGCGGAACGACCACCAAGTTCTGCACTGAGTGTGAGAGGCTGTTGAGCAGCACTCTCAAGAGTCTGTGCAAGGCCAAACTGTGTCTTATAAGGGTTGTAAGCAGCACTCTGAAGGTCTAAACCAGTACCCATCAAGCCCGCACCAAATGTAGCCTGTTGCTGCCCCATCTGAGTAGCTTGCCCAGCCAATTGATTCTGTTGGTTAGCCAAGGAGTTATAGTAAGCAGCAAGCTCAGGGTTAGCTGACTGGAGATTACCACCTTGAGCTACAGAGAAGCCTGCACGACCTGTATTCTGAAGTTGTTGCTGTAGGGCAGCATAGGTCTGATCTTGCCCCGGCTGTAGAATAGCCTGTTGTTGTTTCATCCACTGTGCAGCAGCCTCTTGAGGATTAATAGCTGAATACTGCTGGCCTAGATTAAACAATCCTTGACCTGCTTGAGCATTCGTAGCAGCTTGAGGCAGAGCAGCACCAGCGCCTGACATCAATTGATTCTGCTGTGCTAGAAGCTCAGGAGACATTGTGTAGCCTTGGTTGGTAAGGTCACCCGCAGGATTGTAGCCGAACTGACTGGAGCCAAAGCGAGTAGTAGTTCCAATAGGTTTGAACTTTGCAGCCTCTGCTGCGATACGGGCAGATTCTAGTTGCGCCTGAGCTTGTGTATTTGCAGCACTCTTGGCTGAATTACCTCCAAAGATACCACCAAGGAGAGAAGCCCCTCCTCCGATTAACGCTGCTGTAATTGGCATATTATATTCCTTTATTCTTTAATTAGTACACTATCAATCTTCTCTACGTCTGTTTCACTTGTAGCATGAACACAAAACCATACACTATCTTCTAGTGCGTATATAGAATGATTGACATCTTTTAAGATATTGATACAAGCAGGTGCTACATAATCGACAGTAATATCTCCGTCGAACAAAACCCTGACCTTACCTTTAGCTAGAATACTCAGGTGGTCATAGGTATGTTTATGCTGAACTGCAAAGCACGTTGCAGGTAGTTCAATCTGCTTGGCATATAAGCCATCAGAGAAGTGGTGAAGTGTGTCTAGTTCCATAGTTTTAAGCAGTACGGAGCCACATATGAACTACAACATAGGGCTGTAAGTTAGCGTTGACTCCAGAGACACCCGTAGAGGCGACTGTAGTGGCTACTGTAATACCTGTAGAGGCAGTTGTTGATTGAGGATTATAAGAAACAATATTTGACCCTGCAATTGCAGTTGAACCACCTCCGACTGTATTCCCCTGAGGAAGGCCGTGTAAGTGTCCGGGGTCCGTAACAGCCGAAGTAGCAGTGTGGGTGTGGCTTACAACAACAGAATCTTTACTGCCGCCTGTCTCACCAAGAGTATCAAAGGAAGCATCAGCACCATTAATACCTACGAGAACTTTACCTGTACCGAAAGCAGTCCAAGTACCGAAGCCAATAAGAGTAGCTGGATTAGTAGCTACAGAGGCATTGGTATAGATAGAACCTACAGGATAGATTAACTGCAAAGCTGCTGTTACAAAAGCTGTAGTAGCCAGTTGAGTAGTATTAGTACCATAAGCTGCTGTTGGAGCAAGAGGAACACCTGTTAGTACAGGGCTAAGAAGATCAGCCTTAGTAGCCACTGCAATTACAATGTTATTAAACTCAGCGTCAATCTCAGCGCCTTTAACGATCTTCAAAGGATTGCCTGTGGCTAAGGAGTCCTTTGAAGTAAAGTTAGTTGATTTTACATATTCAGTCATAATTAAATAATCTTCCCATTTTTAGCTAGAATCTCAATCTTCTGTATGCTTAGTGCAGCACCAGCAATATCGCTCTCATAGCCTGTTTGAATAACTTTGCCGCTGCCTGTTGGATATGCAACAAGAGTTTGTAATGATGTGCCCGGTGAATACTCTGCTATATTATACTCGCTTACTCCATAATAAGCAACCCCTTGTGCAGGTATTTTAACATTCTGTGCAGAATAATTACCTGTAAAATCATATCCCCATTTAATAGTAACAAACTGATCACTACCTCCAATAACAACCACAGATAGTTTCTTCAAAATAGAAGATACTGATGGAGCACCTAAGTCAGTGTGGTTAGTGAAATACTGCATTCGATATGAAGAGCCATTATCTAGGTAGCCAGTGTATTTACCTACATAAGCTACCTTACCTACAAGCATTGAGTTATCTCGTAGCATACAGAATGAAGAAGGCTCCATTCCATCCCAAGTGGTTACCTTTGCAGCACCATCTTGTAAAGGACTTCTCATATCAAAGCAGTAGACTGTCTTGAGGATTGGAAGTGTCAACAAGTAGAAACTCTCAAATGGATTGTAGACGGACTTAATAGTTGCTAAGTCCTCTCCAGCAACTGCATTCATTAAGTCAGTACGAACATTCTTACTCAAGTCTCTGAATGGAGCACTCTTCTCTTGAATGGTACGCATCACAGATCGTAGACCAGTGTTAGACAAGAACAAGACATCACTACCTGTGTACTGAATAGAATCACGAGCAATACAGCCGATACCTGTGATTGTGTCTTCTAAGGTCATTGCAGCCAGAGTAGCAGCTGGGCCTGTAATTAAGATGTTAGCATTATTATAAATAAGGATGTTATTACGTCCAAAGATAAACAGGTAGTTATTATGTGCAGCCATTCCAACTACAGTATCGTTACCATTAGGCCATACAGTTGTGGTATCTAGTGTACCAGCAGAGCCTGAGTTCCACTTATTAGGTGCATTGAGGTCGCTCCACTGAATGATAGACTTATCAGTAGCTGTGTCTACATTCCATACACGTCCAAATGCACTCATACAGAAGTTAGCTTTCTGAACTGTTCCACTGTAGCCGGGAAGTTCACTTACTCGTCTGTACTGTGTAGTAGATAAACTAGAGTCAAACACCAAAGGGTCATGTCCGATCTGGAATGCAAATGCAGCACCACCTAGATGGCAGATACTCCAGTTGTCTCCTGTGATGACAGGAGCAGTTCCACCGCCTCCATAAGTAATCTCAGTAAGTGTACCAGATACTAAACGGAATACTTTGTTATTACCTGCACACATAACATAGGTTGAGCCATCGTCACCAACGTGCTCACCGAGTGTACGAACTGCGAAGCCATCTAAGGCAGTATTGTAGACGTGCTGTGGAACCCAGCCCTTACGAGCACCAATACGTCCATACTGGTCAATGACACAGTTGTTAGCCACTAGAGCAAAGCCTGAAGCTAGGTCTAATGAGCTATCCTGAGTATTAAGACCGTAAAAGCCCGGTGCTGTGATTGAGAATGTTTGTAAAGGTTGTGCCATTAATTAACTCCATGTCCAGCATTCTTCTTCAACATACCGACTGGACTCCAGTGAGATTGCATCTGACAGAGAACTCTTATACATTGAATATGCCTCAGAACTATTAAGTCCACCATCCTCACCACGCTCAACCAATGCACGAGCATAGGCAAGCAAGATAACAGGCTCTTTAGGTACATACATTGTTGTTGTATTCGTATTTAGTTCTTCTTGCGGGACATATACATTAAAAAATAGTGTATATGCCTTATCAGGGATAGGAAGAATATCAACTAAAGTATCCCCTAAAGGGTCAATACCATTAAAGTTATAATAATAAGGTGAACCAGTAGGGGGTGCAGTTCCCGATGTAATAAACTGTTCATTCATATATGCAGATGAAGCATTAGACATCTGGATTAAAGAAGTTTGATTGTAAACATCAAGCACTTTAAAACGACTACCGGAAGAGGTTAAACCATAATTAAATACAGTAGGAATTGTAACGATAGAAAGTGTAACTACTAAAGCATTCCAGTTATAAGAATCCTCTACTTGTCGTTTAGCATCATTGACAAACTTCCCTACAATAGCTGATAGTGTATTCTCATTAACAGAGCTTACTGCTGGTTCACGCAAACGAACCAACACATCATTAACAAGGTCTAGGTATGTTGGAAGAGCCATGATTATTTCTTACCTTTATTAGTTGCTGTTCGTTGCCCACGTTTAGGTAGATTCTTAGCTTCACTCAGTGCAATTGCAATCGCTTGCTTTGGATTGGTAACTACCTTACCTCCCTTGCCTGAGTGCAGAGTACCTTCCTTATATTCACCCATCACCTTGCCTGTCTTAGCAGCCATTTGTTTCTTTGTAGCCATATTACTTATCCTCTTTCTTTTCAAGTTTATCTTCTATGCGCCTAAGCATTGTGAACAGTTCCCCTTTGAAGGTAGTAAACTCATCTTTAGGCATATAGTTCTTAGCTATCTCTTCCCGTAGCTTATAGAGGTCATCTTTAAGAATCTGCACTGCTGACCAAAGTTCACGAGCGAACCAGCCAGTGACAGAAGCAGCACACGCTAAAAAGATATTGATTAATGCTTGAGGCTCCATAGTGATTACTCAGTAATGGT